ACAGGGTCGCCTTTCGATCGAATCGAGCGAACCTGCGCGAGATACGCCTTATCGTTGGCGAGAACACTCCACACGCGCGTAATGAGATTGTTTCTGAAAATCTGCATCCCGGCTTTCTGCAGCCCCAGTTCTTTCTGCAACGGGTTGATGTGCTTGTCGAGTTCCGGATTGTTGGCGCGGTTGACGTCTGAATCGACGCGCTTAATGAAATCGTCTTTCTTGGCCTGTTCAAAATCGGCACGGTCTTTGGTGAGTTTCTCTGCTTCCGGATTTTTGGCCGACGCCGCCGCTTTCCCAGTTTCTACTTTAGCTGTTTCGTCTTTGAACCACTGGTCGGCATCGGTCAACAGCTTCCAGCATTCCTGTCCTTTGCCTTCTTTGACGAGCGCCTTCAGATTGGTAATGAGATTGTTGACTCCAACCTTTTGCGCGTGCGCCAGAAACGAAGGCCGGATAGCGTCTTCAAACGCTGCAGGATTCTTTTCTCTCAGAACATCGAAAGAGTTCTGCGCGGCTTTAACCAAGCCGGAAGGGTCATTCGGATTGTAGAGCTGTTCGATCAGCGACTTATCGCCGGCCGCGAATTGCTTTATTTCGTCGCGGTAATCGGTGACTTCGCTTTGCAGGTCGGTAATACCCTGTTCGCCTCCTAGCGAGTCGAGCGTCGCTTTCATGGTGCGAATTGCAGCGACAGCTTGTGTGGTACTCTTCGCGTCCGGAAATTCGCTCATCACCGCTTGGTTTCTGAAGTAGGACTCTGCCCACTTTTTAGCCGCTGCGGGATTGGTTTTCTTCAGTTCGGCAATCTGCGTGCGCGTCGCTGCGTCAATCTTCCGACCATCGGTCTCTATGTCGGATAGGTCGCCTTCAGCCGCCGCGGCTGCTGCTGCTTCGGGATCGTCTGCGGGCACTTCAGTTTCAGCTCCGCCGCCTACTGCCGACGTATCGACTACTTCATCTCCTGCAGGGGGATCAATTACGGCTGTGTCGGCGCCACCACCACCGCTCAATGCTGGTATTACGGTTTCATCTGGCATACTGCCTCCCGAATTTGAGCCTCTACCCGTGAGGCTTCCCGAAAACTATGTTTCGCCAAAACTTATGTTGCCGCTGCGACTGGTTTCTGCTTTGCTGCGAGCGCCTTATCTTTGTTGGCTTGGTCTGTCGCTTCTTTTTCGACCAAGTCTGCGGGGTTTTCCTGAATTCCGCCCTTGGCTGCGAGTTGCACCTTGCCGCCCGGAGTCAAATCTTTGTAGTTGATGCTTTCGCTCGGCGGTTTCTCGGCCGCGGCGCCCTGCTTCGCTGATTTAGCCTGTTCGTGTTCATTCATGTGCAACACAACGTTGTCGAATGCCGGTCGATTGTTCTTTTTTAGCTTTCTGCCGTCAGGACTCATCAAGAATTTCAGGCAACAGAAAATTTCCGAATCGTGGTCTTCCCACGGCTCGACCGGAACAGTAGAAACTTCCTGCGGTAGGGCCTTCAGTTCTTCCTGTGCCTGGTCAAACTCTGCTGGGTCGACACCCTTTGCAATCGCGCTTGTTGCCGTTTCGGTAGCTTGCTGCACAACTGGATTTGGAACAGGCTCAGCGAGAACCTCAGTTAGAATTTCGAGTTCTCCAAGCTGTTTGTTGTAGGCCGCGACTTGCGGAATATACAAATCCGTCAAACCCTTCATTTCTTGCACAAACTCAAGGTTTGACGGGTTGTAGAGCACTTCGAGAATGACGGGACTCTTTTGGCCCGACTCCATCAGTTCGTCGAGTTTCGCTTCTTTGTCGGAATGCGTCTCCGGGAAGCTTGAATCGGCTTCCGGATAGCACAGAATGTTCCCTTTCAAGTCGTTGACTTCAAGCCGGATAACTTCTCCGCCAGGAATCTTCTCATTCACGCTGCCATCGCGACACTTGGCGCCCCAACGCACCATTTGCCGCATAGAAGCGGCCTCGGCATCCTGAATCGAATGCCATGTTGGAGACAGCCGGCCGAGCGCCTGGTCTCGCTGAATCTGCTTTCCGCCTTTTGTAGGATTGCCAGCCTCTTCCATGCCAGAAAGCGCCGGATACGCGCCAGAGAGTAGCTGCGAGATAGGTCCGATGTATTCGCGGATGAAATCCGGCAAACTTTCGTTGATGTTCACGGCTGGCTCGACGAAAATCAGTTGGTCGGCTGTCATCCCCGGCTGCGGTTTGTATGCGCCGATATCGCCAGGAACGTTCGTCTGCGTTTTGATCAGGTCGACGTCGAACGCTTTGTTGTGCATCCACTTCTTGGGAACTGTGCGGATAAAAGCGTCGTTCATCAGGTCGAGCCAGTTGTTGACTCGCTTCTGAATCGGCAGCATCGACGTTCCGAGTGCGTTTCTGTTCTGGCCATCACCTGAGAAGGCTTGCCCAAGGGCCCAAGCATCGTCCATGCCCTCATTGCGCGCGTAGCAGAAGATTTCGCCAGCCATCGCTGTTACAACGCCATCCGGGAATTTCTGAATCAGCGAATCGCGAACGTCGCTTCTGATTTCTTCACAAAGAAATTGCGAAGGCCTGTGCCAGCTCATCTGTATAGTCACATCGTCGGCTACCGAATCTGACGTGACATAAGTAGACTGCATTCCGAGCTTTACGTTCTGGCGCGCGAGTTTTGCGATTTCGCCTTCGCTGATTCCCGTCGAACCTGCCTTAATTTTGGAGGCTACTTGAGGGAACCGGCCTTTAGCGCGCGATGCGCTGATTTCAGTCTCGTACTGCAGACAATCGACATCCGCTAGTTCGTTTGCGCTCATCGGAGACAGCTTCACTTCAAGTTTTCCGTGCGCCGTTCTTATTTCCTGTCCGCGAGGCTTTCTTTTTGGCGCCGCAACGGGCTGCGCTTGCGTTGTTTCCTGCTCCGCTCCCTCTGGCTGATTGCTTTCTGCTGTTTCTTGGTCCGGGATCGGCTCGTCTGGCGGAGGAGCTGTAGCAGCATCGACTTGGGCATCGGCAGGTTGTGTCTCGGGAACTACGTTGTCTGGTACATCGTCTTCTTTCCAACCAAATCGCTGACCGTCTTTGACGAATCGCGAATAATAGAGAAACCGGCCATCGGTATAGAGATACCGCGAAGCGTCCGTTTGAATCTTCATCAGGTTGTTGTTGCGCTCGATAACTTTGATGAATTTTTCCGCGGACTCTGAAGCAGTGATGCCGCGATCGTCGTCGCCTTCTTGTGGACCAAAACGAACCGCGGGAACGGCGCGCGTCAGCGTAGCTATAAGAATTTGAGCGTCAGCCGAGTAGATGTTTGTCGGCAGTAGAGACAGGTCCAACTGCATAGAGGCCCCGTAGCCGGTAGATTCGCCAGGAATGCGCCAACCACCGCCACGTTCCGGGATAAGGAACTGGAAACCCCGATAAAACAGGGAACATTCCCAAGCCTGAATGACTTCGACAAGCCTGGCCGGATAGTCGCGACGTGTGGCTTTTGAATTGAGGAGTTTAAGAGCTGCGAGTTCGTCTTGGGTGAGGTCGTCTTGGAAGTAGCTTTTCTCAACGGAAAATTCACACCCGGCCAGCTCTCCAAGAACGAAGCCTGGCGCCTGAGTGTCTGAGCCTGTGAGTCCTACCTGAGCTGTTGCCAACTGCCCCGCGCCAATCTACCCGATTAGTGCGTCTATTATCCGATTGCGAAAGCGCCGCCAGCTACGGCGGGGTCAACATCCGGCCCGGGTTGCAAAATCTGGATGGAGTCCGGAACGACAATTTTGTTGATCTGGAAATTTCCGTTAAACGACGGAACAGGAGAACCAACAATCGTGATGCGGCTGCCGGCGTTGGCGATCGTCAATCCGTGTGCAGCGCAAAGAAGATGCAAAATCCCGTTTTTCCGCGTTGCCAGATAAATATAATACGGAGTGGCCAAGAGTTTCCTCCTCAGTGTCTCGCTGATTCAAAGGCTAAAGCCATCCGAGCTTTCTTACCGATCTTCCCAGTTTTGCCGCTGTCCAGTTCGGCCTCTTCATGGACAGAATGGCCGTGCTCTTTGGCAATGCGGGTGAAACTGCCTTTGGTGCCAGCTTTCTTCTCGCGATCGGCTTCTTTTCCCATCCAGCGGCTACTCATTTTCTAATGGCCTCTCCAATTCTGGATTTGCGCTGAAACCTTTCGCAGTAGCCCATAGCTCGAATCGGTGATTGTACTCCCTCACATCTTGGCGGAGTTCCTTTGATGAAATGTACGCATCCTCCGCAGGTCTTCCCCTCATGAGGCGAAGCAGCAACATAGTGGACAGCGGAATGACTGAGCTTGGCGGCATCGGGCTTCTCCACCTTTACGCTCTCTTCTCAATCGGAATGCCGCAAAGCGTTTCCTGGTACGACGATCCGATGCCTCTCCCCATTTCTGGATCATTCGGCAAGTCTAGCCAGCGCGCATCTCCGCGAAGCACCTTCGGCAGCGTGAGTCCTGCGCCCTGCAATCCCGCCATAACTTCAGGCTGGCAATGGAGCGCGGTTATGTGGATTCCCTCGCCTTCAAGAAGCCAGATAGCCGTTCTGATTTTGAATAGGTCGCTCATTTCTTTTTCTTGAAGGCCTCCGCCAGCCTCGATCGCTTGGGAAGTTTCATGCCCTTACTCGACTGGTCTTTGCCTGCTACGTCTTCATCTCCGAGCGCTGCGCGGCCCGTAGGCGTATGCGCCCACTTGCGTTGCTGGTCAGAAACGTAGGGCTTGAACGGTGGCATTAGCCCATGCCAGGAATCGCGGCCGTGGGTGCGCTCTCTTCGGCCGACTCATATTCGGGCGTTTCCTTCTCTTGGCCTTCACCGAGTCCGAGTGCGTGGCCCATGTGCTTATGCGCGGCGTGGACGTCGGAATGCTTACTGTGATGCGTGAAGCCAGAACCCTCTTCGTGGCCTGCGCGATGCTCGCCGTGGTGAGACGTCACCTGGTGTATCCCGGCTTCGTGGTCATGCTTTGTGTGGAGCTCGACCGCAGGGCCGTGCTCCGCTACCACGTCGTGAATATCTTCCGGAGATTCCTCCCTCATTTCGGCATCCGGGTCGGGTTGATGCCCAGCGGGGCGCGATTTGGGATCCACTACCTTTGAAGCGTGCTGCAGGCCTCTTTGGTGTGATTCGTCCTGGCGCTTAGCTCTGCCGAACGAATGTGCTGGCATTCCCTGAGAGTCTCGGGGCATCTAGGTCTCCTTGGCCGCTATCGCGGTTTTCGCTTCACCCGTTTGAGTTGTGACACTGGCGAATGTTTTGGCCATCCACCGTTTGCCCGCGTCGCTTCGCATCCATTCGTCGCGTTGAACGACTCGCTGGAATGAAGACCCGGAAAAGACTGGCGGTCCATCTGGATCAATCGGAGCTTTTGGTTCCTCGGGTAGCTCCGCAATCGTTGATGGCAGTCCCAAACGTAGAGTAAGGCGTTCGCAGGCGTCTTGTAAACGCTTGTTTTCAGAGAGCGCGCGGTCTAGTTCTGCTTGGTGCATGTTTTGCAGGCGAACGATATCATCGCGCATCTGCGTCTTCAGGTCCTCGACGTGGGCAAAATGGCCGACTTTGACTTCATTGAGTTCCTTTTCAAGAAACTCAATGTGCCTCGTAGACGGTAGTTTCATTCCAACTCCCCTTGTTCGACGGCTACCAGCAAATCGACAAGTTCGCGAGTGTGAGGATGCAGGCGAATGCCGTCTCTGTTTTTCGCGTACCAGCTTCCGACTTCCCATTTGCCAGTGATTGCTCTGCCGGCGCCGCACCAATCGGCTACCATCTCTCGCGCGAATTTCTGCGGCATCTGAAGTAACTTGGTTTCGCCATTGTCTTCGCGGAGTACCCAATGCTGCCAGTGGTGCGGATTGAAATGTTGGTGGTGCAGCCACGCTTCGTTGTAGGCGTCGATGAACGGTTGCGCCACAGACCAATAGCGGCAATCGTCCGGTTCGTTCTTTTGCAGCCACGCTTTCTTGCCGTAAAAATTCTCTACGTAAGGGAACCACTCGCAGGGCAGAAACTTGCTCCAATCGTGAATTAGGAGACGGTAGACGGAGACGCCATTGCGAAGGCCTGCACGGAATACAAACCACTTGTGGCGAATCAGGTAGGAGAGATACTTCCAGTGTTTCATGGCCGCAGCTTTCCGGGATACTCGGCGCGATCTGGCCCGTGCGCTCTTGGGCCTTGTTCTTTCCTCAAAACGCGCAGTCTGTTCTTTGCCAACTCGAGAGCCATCAAGCGTCGAGTCTTTCGCGGAATGATTCCGGAGTCTGTGAAGGGCGCCTCTTCTCCGCTCATGCCGTTCCATGCGAAGGCTCGCGCGATCGAGCGCCGGCGTTGCCGAGTATAGGTTTCGATCAGTTTTTCTTCGGCATTACTGAGAACGAATTTGAGGAACCGCGCATGGCCTGCGTGCCACTTGCCTATTTGACGATTGAAGCGAGAGCGGCTCACGCAAGTACCTCAGATGCGGTCGGATGGATATGCACCCGTGTTTCAGAGCAGCCCTCGACGATGCACGTTGCGACTGGCTCGTAAGTCTCTGCGAAAATGGCTGGCTTCGCGGGATAGATGATGCCTTGCGAAGTAATGACCCAGTCGCCAGGACAAACGATAAGCCCGCTTCCGCCTTTGTCAATCCAGCCATGCGCGTTGAATATGGCGCCGCACTCGCGACACGCCGACTCGCCGTCTATGTCGGGTCTGCGAAAATATCGGACGATTTGTCCTTCCCATCCGTGCTCTCTGGCGTACGCAGCCGGAAAGTCTCGCAGTTCGCCGCCTTCGTACCCGGTTATCGCCTCGGCGTAATCTAGCGGATGGTCTCCGTTCTTGAACCACCGAGTTGCTTCAATTACAGGCGGCTTCTTTCTAAACTTGCTCATGTGGCCCCCCGAGTTATTTCGATCAGGTCGGGAATCTCATACGCGAAGCGTTCTAGTTCGATTGCTTCAATGGCTGCTTCGTTGATTCCCACCGCGTAGGGCGCGAAACCCTTCGGAACGATGATGCGCGAAGCCATTGGCAGAAATATCTTCCTGAAAGGAAACACTTCGCTTGGCAGCGCCGTAGCAGCGGCGACACCTAGCATGGAACGAAGAAAGTTTCTGCGGTTCATGTGAGTACCTGAATCCAATGACGAACAGAGAACCAAACCCAACTAATGCAAACGTACCAAGGGCGCCTCCCTGCCAAGTATCGGAAGCACCGCGCTTCGATCCATCTATTTCCGGTCTTCCAGTGGCAGCCAGGCCAAGACTTTACGTGGTTTATTTCCATATAACCGCGTCGCATCCATGACTCAGTCTCCCCGGGTACGATGAGCGCGCGAGATTGAAATACGTACCACTTGAAAAATCGCGCTCGTCGCACATCTGAAGGCCGCCAAGACTTTTCATTGCTGCGGCCTGAGCGGGATGCACGTAGTAAACATATACGGCAGAATCGTTGTAGCCCCAGTCGATGCCCACCCATCGAATCGGTTGACTAGGAAAGGAAAAGACTCTGAACGGCCATGAGCGCGCAGCCGCAGCAACCGCAACCCCGCCGATCAACGCTCCAAAGAATCCGCGTCTGTCCATTGCTCACTTCCTTGGGATAATCACCGTCGCAGCTTTCGCGAGCTGTGCCACCATACCCCCGCCGCCTTTAGGTTTGACCGGCTTTGTCGGAGCTTCCGTCGTTTCCTTTTTGGGCAGAACTACTTCCCCTGATAGAATTTTTACTCTGGATTCCTGAAGGTGCGCCAGGCACATCTGGAAACCGTCGTGGTTCGCTTGCTTGCAATCTTTCCGGATGCACATTACCCCCTGTTCTTTCTACCCGATCATCGTCTGTGACATCTTTCGCGAAGGCCTCGCGAATGGAGACGATGAAATCTGAAACGGCATACCGCAGAACACTCACCGCGAAGAAACTAATGCCCAACCACTCAACCGTCTTTTGTGCGTTCGCGCCGGTCATTTGTTCGGCCTCAGCTTCGCGGCCCAGGTAGGCAGACTCGGCGGCTTCGGCCCTACAGTTTCCCGCCGTCTCTGTTCGTTGTGAATCTTATACCCGGCCATGAACTTCGCCATAGGGTCTTTTATCGCTGCGAGTCTGGCTTGCAGCTTGACCGACTCCGGAACGTCCTCAGCGTCAAGCAGCGCGCCAGCAATAGCGTAGCGCGATGCGTCGCCCATGTCGTCAGGCAAACTGATACCTTTGGGCTTGACCACATCTTCAATCGAAGCGTCGACGCCGTTTCCGCGCTGTAGAATCGGAATCGACTCGAGCAGCACCGGGCACCCATCGTCTCCCCCGATAATGAACCATTCGTCAGAGTCGAGTAAGTCGTACATCTTTTGCCAGCCGGCGACTCTGTCTGTATTCGATCGCGTAGGCCGCGGAAGCCCGGCAGCCGCGAGAATGTCGCCGACCTCATCCGCAATCGTGAAGTCTCCTTGCGTCTTGATAAACCGTTCCCATGAAAAGTGAATCTGTTCTACGTTCCAAGCATAGCCGCCGCCTTTATCTTCCGGCAGCCGCGGAATGGCCATGATCAGAGCTTCAGCTTGTTCCTTTGGCGTGTTCTTATGCAGGACGAGCTCGCGAACCGTTACGTTCACCATTCGCATCGTCCCGCGAACGACATCTTTGAACAGCGCCTTAGTCATGAAATTGATGCAAGCGTAGTGCCCGAAACCGTAGTCCCATCCAACCCAATGCGGTTGCCACTGCTGGAAAACAAACTCTTGCTTGAACCGCATGTGCCGCGATGGGTCGAAATTCTCGAAATAGTCTCCGCTCCGGACATCCAGCTTTCCCCAACGGATGCGGTCCCTGTTCGGACTCTTCTCGAGCGTGGCCAAGTACTCTTTGTTGCGCGCATACACCGGATTGTCTTCCACCATCGAATGAAAATATTCGTAGTCATCCTGGCTGTACTTCTCAGGGTCGATGCCCAAGAGCTTGATAGTCTTGCTCGCGTCAATCCGCGCCGTAGTCCCGCAGTCTTCGCAGTAGTAATTCCGCTTCACTTTGTGGATGCACATGCCGTCAATCCACAGTTTGCGAATCCAGGAGTACCCTGGCCCCATCGGATTCGTTACGCCGACCATGCAAGCCCGGGAACCTGGAATGGAACACCGGTTGCGCCCTTCAAGCGCATCCCAAATCGCAAAGCTAAACTCTCCCAATTCCTCGAAACCAATGAAGACATACTCCGTTGAAAGAAACTTGCCTACGTCGGCATCCCGTTCGCACGCTGACAGATAGAGTTTGCTGACAGCCTTTGTCACTGGGTCCGGGTGAAAATACACGATGTGGTCAGAATGGTTGTAGGATTCGTATGCTTCGCGCGGAATCTCAGCCAGAAACTTGTCAATAACCGTGCGCTTCAGATCGGGAATGGTCTTGCGAAGGATGATGGAATTCGAGCCAGGGTACTCGAGGCCGTGTATAAACGCTTCCCAAAGCATCGAAAGCGATTTACCAGACCCGTAACTGCCGATGCACAAACGAAACCGCGCGCCTGATTTGTGGAAGTCTTCTTGCGGGGCAGCCGGCCGCCCTGGTTGTTGTGGCCACGGCTTATAATGCTCGGAGATTCTAAACTGCGGAGCCTCCGCGGTCGGTTGTGCTTCGGGCACGTCTAGAGTCTAGCACGCGCTGTTCCTGGCGCCGCACTTCAGCCCGGTACAGTCGCGAACAGTGCGCGCAAAGATTGCCTGCACAATTCACTTTGCCAATGCGACACTTCCAGCATTTCAGACCTTGCACGCGCTCAGAATCGTATTGCACCTCGACCCACGGACACCGCCGACCGTCTACCATTACCGGGCACCGCAACGCTATGCGCGTCCGGAAATCTTCACTTAGATTGTTGTCGCCTGCAGGCGGAGCAGTCTCGACTTGCGCCTGCATTTCGACGTGTACGTGATAGCGGCAGCGGGACATTCTAGCGGCCGCGATTGATACGTCTTGATTGTCTGGCTATCGCGTCGCGGACGCGGTTTCGTTTGACGCGAGCCTTAAACCATTGTTGCTCACCGCGGGAATTATCCGGCCGCGCGCACTTATTTATCTTCGATTTGCTCATCTGCGAGCCTTCTTTTTCGGGAACTTGATAGCCCGTAACCGGCTTAACTGGTCTTCCAGGTCGGCAATGTGCTGGCGAGACCACCGCGCCGACTCGAGAAGACGGCGCCGCAGTTCGTCTTCTTTGATCGGACCATTCGCAATTGGGTCGACGAGCGTAGCGTACAACTCCGCGTCAAATTCGACGTGGCTGGCATGTTCGGCGGCCGTCGCTGCTTCCGCAGCTTGAACGTAATGCTGAACATACTCCCCTAACCTGTCCAGTTTCTCGAATCCACCGTGCAGCGAGAGCACCTCGAATTGGTGCAGCATTTCCGCTTCAAGCGCCGCATGAGACTGCAGGAGTTTGTCCATGTCTTGACGGAGCTTTGAGAGACCGGCCAGCGTATCTATGTCGTAACACACAGAAGACTTAGACAGGCCAACGAGCAACGTCTTGACGGCCGCCACGTTGTCGC